AAAAGTATTTAGATTCTTTCAAGCAGCTGTTTCTTTTTTTCTTCAAATTCTTCTTTTGTTATAAGCCCTTTTTTATGTAAAGATGAAATCTTTTCAAGGGTTTCCAGAGGATCACTATGCGATATATTGTCACTTTTCCCAGTAAAGAATTTTTTTTGAAAAGTTGAAGAATCGACGCCATAAAATAGAATTTTCACCTTTCCATGGTCCCTGTTCATTCTAACCATCTGTTGGCCATTTGATATCTCAAAATCAAATCTTCCATCACTTGTTAATTCGCCAATATTCAAATAGTTGGTTTTCAAAAACCCTTTCAAATAGTTCCAATCATCGTCACCTTTTATTCTTGCTATAAAATTTTTGTCATCTACTTTTGTAATTAAAATATTGTCATCGTAGGATTCACTAACAGCACCATCATCTTTTGCCTCCCCGAGTACGAGCAACAACAAGAATGCCAACAATGGCGAAATGATTGCAGCGAGAAGCCCATACCCAAATGGGTTTCTATGCAATTTATTCGCATACATTCCGACCAAAACACAAAAAAACAACCAAAAAAACACAACCTCAAAACCCACTTTCACTCCTTTTACTTGACTTTTACATTCATATGAATGTATAATGACTGCATCCATTCAGGATAAAGTCCATCGGCCCCGTCAACCGACCAAAGCGACCGGGACCGATTCGCACCGAGGTGCGCTTCAATGATAACAAAACCTCACTGAAAGCGCCTAACTCCCCTTTACAATGCCGGCCAGGAGTTTCCCCCAGATCGACTGTGGTCGGCAGGCATTGTAAAGGCAAACGATCTGGGGAGATCATCATGCTACCAAAACACAAATTCATCTACAAAGCGGTCGCCGAGGCCATCGACGATTTCGGGGATCGCCACTACATCACGGGTCGGTCGCACTTCGCGCCGCTGATCGGATTTCGCGGCAAAAACGGCCATATCCAACTCTCCTCCATGCTCAACACGATCAGCTACAACCCCGCCAACCCCAAACGAATGAGCGTCGATCATCTGTCCGTTATTTTGGAGGAGTTGGACGACGAAGGCCGCGAGCACGTCCTGGAGGCTATCGTCGGAGAATACGGTTTCAACCTCTGCAAGGCTCCCGAAGCCAAAACCGAATCGACCGACGAAACCCACGTACTGCTGATGGCGCTTGGGATCGAAAGCGTCCACGGCAATCTGGCCGAAACGCTCACGGAAGCGCTGGAAGACGGCGAGATCGACGACGAAGAGCGGGAGCGGATTGTCAAGGCGACCTTCGCATTACGAAAAGCCGTTCGGGAACTCGAGGAGGCGTTGAAATGACACTCAACGACAAAAACACGCGCTCCCAGAAAGCGCAAATCTTGGACTACATGCTATCGGGCCGCTCCATCAGCCACTTCGATGCAGAAGAAAAATTCAACTGCTCACGAATCGCAGCGCGAATCAACGATCTTCGTAACGACGGATACGACGTCCGCACAGAGACTGTCAAAAACAAGGCAAGCGGCAAGCGGTTTGCCCGCTATTACCTGCCCAAAGAGGAGATCGAGCGGATTATGCGTGAAAGGGGTGCGGCGTGAAGTACTTGACCATCCCGACCGAATGGCTGCACTCAGACCTCACCTACCGTGAGATGATCGTCCTTTCAGAGATCGTAAACCTCTCTCAAAACAGAAAATGCACGGCTTCAAACGACTACTTTTCAAAGACTCTAAATATAAGCAAAAAGAATGTTAGCAATGTCATTTCATCCCTTCAAAAGAAGGGGTATTTGACAGTAGAAATCGAGACCGGAACGCGCAATAAAAAACGCGAAATCAGTATCCACAAAAAGTGGACGGAGTATCCACAAAAAGTGGACGGAGTATCCACAAAAAGTGGAGAGTCTAAAGAGATAAACAAAGAGGAGAATATAAACCCCCTACCCCCTACCGGCAAAAAGCTGCCCGCTTATAAGCCAAATGGGTTTGCCTATCCAGAATCGTTTGAGCGTCTCTGGTCGTTGTATCGCGTAGGGGATAAATGGGCGGCGTATAAAGCGTACCATCGTCGAAGCAAAGATTACAGCGACGAAGAGATTGAGCGTGCGTTGCAGATCGAATCGAGCAAGGAGATTGGCAAGCGTCATTTCTCCACTGTACTCAACGGCGACATTGACGAGCTTATAAGCCAGAACGAAAACGACACGATTGCACGCTACGGTTACGACCTGTCAGGATACGAACGATGAAACTGGATGTACAACGCGTAGCGGCTATCGAGCGGGCGTTGGTGAGTACGCTGGCGTTGAGCCAGGACTACGGCATCGACACGCCGCGTATGAACCCTGACGACTTTATGCACCCGCTCCATCGGCGGCTGGTCAAAGCGTTGAACGAAGAGACCGACAACGAAGGCAGCATCGGGCTTGCGCTTATGCGAATCGAAGAGAAGATCGCTGGGACATCACACGAGATGGATTACGCGCTGGCTATCGGGTCGGTTCCACTTGAAGCAAACATAGCACGGCAGTACTACGCCGAATTGAAGCGTCAGAAGATTATGCGGGAGGTGGATCTTGAGCGCTGAACTCAAAGCGGATATCCGCAAGAAGATAGCGAAGCTCGAAACCTACCTGCGCGAGCTTGAGGACATCGACGGTAGCATCGAGCTTGAAAACGCCAAAGCAGTGGTCGAGCGGGTAAGTGCGAAACCGAAGCTTCCGAAGTTTGCGACCGGCATCCGCTTTCTCGACGACCGAATGCACGGCGGGTTCGAGGCTGGGTCGTTCGTCAATGTGGCGGGTGAAAACTTCGCGGGCAAAACCGAGCTGATCCTTGCGATCCTTGGGAACATCGCAAAATACAGTCCCGTCGTCTTTTTCAGCTTCGAAATGTACGAAAACCTTCTGACGAAGCGTTTTGAGAAGTGGGACGACACGCAGCTTGCCAATTTGCTCATCGACCAGAAGCACCGCGAGCTTGACGCCATCACATCCATCATTCGAGCATACGCCAAAAAAGGCGTGCGCTTTTTCGCCATCGACAGTCGAATGAAGATCGAAGTGCCAGGCATCAGCGAGCAGTATGAGCGAAACAGCCGCATATCGGCGGAGTTGTCGAAGCTGACGCAGGAGCTTGGAATTGTCCTGCTGCTAATCAACCAGATAGCAGAGAGCGACCAACGAAACAAACGCCTTGCGCTCAAGGGAAGCGGCGACCAGGCATACGACAGCGATGTGCTGCTCTTCGTCCTTAAAGACAAAGATGACGACAGCAAGCGGATTATGGTCTGCGAAAAAGACCGCATCAACGGCAAACGCTGGATACAGGACTACACGATGGCCGACTTGACCGGGCCGGACTATGAAGTTGTCGAGTATCAGGAGAGGACGGCGTAATGGCAAAACAAAAGCAAACCACCCGCTATGCATTCGGAAACTTCCGCTTTTACGCGGACTGCCCGCACAACAAATGCTGTAAACGTTACGAGAGCGACAATCTGGCTGATATCCCCGCCGAGTGCTGCGGCATGCCACTGATGGTGAACGACCAGAAGCGGGCATTCAGTCGGCCAAAGCGGAAATTGGAGGCGATGTGAATGAGCTGGCTCTATTCGCGGGCGCTGGCGGAGGCATACTCGGCGGCAAAATCCTCGGATGGCGGACAGTCTGTGCCGTCGAAATCGACGAATACGCCCGCAATGTACTTGTCGCACGGCAAAACGACGGAACCTTCCCGCCTTTCCCGATTTGGGACGACGTGCGAACATTTGACGGACGACCGTGGCGAGGAATTGTTGACGTTGTTTCTGGAGGATTCCCATGTCAGGACATCAGCATTGCCGGCACAGGATGCGGCATCGATGGGGGAAGATCGGGTCTCTGGTCGGAAATGGCGCGCATTGTGCGTGAAGTACGACCGCGATACGTCTTCGTGGAAAACTCACCGATGCTTGTTTCCCGGGGACTCGATCGAGTCCTTGCAGACTTTGCCGAAATGGGGTTTGATGCGGTCTGGGGAATTGTGGGAGCTGACGACGCCGGCGCTCCCCACCGTCGAAAACGGCTATGGATACTGGCCTACTCCCACGGTGTGTGGGAATTACAATCGACCGAAAGACGGCACGAACAGCGGTACTGGGCTGGCGACGGCGGTGAAGATGTGGCCGACTCCGGTGGCATCGGCGGCGAACACTATCAAAACGAAACGAGACCGTCCACAGGGGAAGCGACTGGACGAAGCAGTCGGTGGCCACCTGAACCCGGAGTGGGTCGAGTGGTTGATGGGTTGCCCCATCGGTCACACCGGATTAGAGCCCTTGGAAACGGGCAGGTACCAAGAGTGGTTGCGATGGCATGGAGAATTCTGATGGAGGCGAAATGTTGAGCAAAAAATCCCAAACCGCGTGCAAGGAGTGCCACTACAACATCCACCACGGCGGCGGTGTGCCGCTGAGCAGGGAGGCCATCGAGGGCATAGGGTGGGCAAACTGGGCGGAGTATCGGAGATGAAAATCACCATCAGAAAAATCGGCGATGTGGCGGTACCGGCGACCGAAGCGGACCGCGAAAAGTGGGAGAAGTACAGCGACGCCGAGTATGTGGTGGATATGCGCAATCTCGATCAACGCACTGCACAACAAAACAAAGCTTTGCACCGCTATTTTGAGCTGCTGGCCGAAGCGCTCAATGAAGCCGGGTACACGATGCAGTTTGTCATGAGCCACAGGCGCATCAAGATTATCGTCAAGGTAATGGATTGGCTGGCGAGGGTGTGTGCGGACTGCAAAGAAAAGATAGACGAAGCAAAAGAGATGATGACCGATCCGATCGACGGCGAAGCGCCTTGGACAAAAGAGATGGTCAAGGAAAACCTATGGCGGACATATCAGCGCGAAATGCTCAAAAAAGAATCGACGACGGCTTTGAAGCGGAACGAGATCGATGTGGTCTATGATGGCCTGAATAGGTTTTTGGGTGAGCGATACGGGATATCCGTGTCGTTTCCGAGTCGTGAATTGTGGAGTAGTGAATCGTGAACGGCAAAAAACGAGACACAAACGGCGTTGCGTATCGCGGACGAGACGCAAAGATGATCCACATCATGCTCCCGCTGCCGAAGTTCATGAAGGACGGAAAAACAAAGCTCTTCACAATGAACGATTACCGCAATGCGCACTACATGGTGCAAAACAAAGTCAAAAACAAATACATGAACGAAGCGGGATGGGCGTTGCTGCCATATCGATCAATACATTTCGAACGTGTCGCCATTGAGTATGTGATCTTTTTCGAAACCGGGCACAGGAAGGATATCGGCAACATCGGAGCGGTGATCGATAAATTTTTCTCAGACGCGATTGTCAAAAGCGGCATCGTCGCCGACGACAGTCAAAAGTATGTCGAAAAAATATCGTTTCGCTATGGCGGTATCGGGCCGGAACGTGTAGAAATAACAATCGAGGAGATCGAATGAGCTGGACATCCGACGGCATTAGCGGCGCGGTGATCGAAAAACATGACGACCCCGTACAACCGAAACACTACACCGAAATGGCGATCAGCCCGTTGGAGTACATCGAGGCCAACGAAGCGGAAGGTTGGCCATGGGCGATTATGAACGTGATCAAGTACGTCAGCCGCTACAAACGCAAAAACGGGCTTGAGGATTTGAAAAAGGCGGCTTGGTATTTGAATCACGAGATCGAGCGGATGGAGGCGATGAGATGAAAAAACGCAAACTCACCCTCAAGCAGGAGAAGTTCTGCCTGGAGTACGTCAAAAACGGAGGCAACGCTTCGGATGCTTACAGGGCGGCCTACAACGCAAAAAAGATGAAGCCTGAGACAGTAAATCGAAAAGCAGCTGAACTCCTGAGTAACGGCAAGATTACGGCAAGGATCGAGGATCTACAAAAAGCCGCCCGAAAGCGCAACGAGATCAGCCTGGATCGTGTGCTCAAAGAGATCGCCGCCATCGCGTTCGTCGATCCGTCCGACATCTGGGACGACGACGGGAACATGAAGCCGATCGGTCAGATACCCGAACACGCCCGACGCGCCATCGTGGGACTCGAGAAGAAGGTGGTGACTGGGGCGAGTTTCGAAGAGACGATCAAGGCGAAGCTCGCCGACAAGAACGCCGCGTTGGACAAACTGATGAAGCACCTTGGCGGCTACGAAAAGGACAACAGACAGAAGAAAAACGACGTGATCGTCGTGGGTATACCGCAGGAGTTCGTCGGTGAGCGTGACGATTGATCTGACGCAGTTTCCGCGCATCGTCAACGAAGCCTATTATCCCATCTTCCACGACCGGCACCGCTATCTGGTGCTCTACGGCGGGGCGGGAAGCGGCAAGAGCGTGGCGGCAGCGCAAAAGATCGTCTATCGGTGCCTGACCGAGAGCGGCCATAAGTTTTTGGGCGTGCGCAAGATTCAAAACACGATCCGCGAATCGATGCGCGCCGAGATCGTCGACGCTATCGAAAAGATGGGCGTGCGGTCGCTTTTTGCATACTCCACCAGTCCGAGCGGGGAGATGACGATCGTGGGACCAAACGGCAACACGATCATCTTTCGCGGGCTGGACGATCCCGAAAAGATCAAGTCGATAAAAGACATCACGGGCATATGGATCGAAGAGGCGTCGGAACTGCACAAGGAGGATTTCGACCAGCTCGATCTGCGTCTGCGTGGAAAGCATCTGAAAAACTACAAGCAGATCATTCTCACTTTCAACCCGATTTCCGACCAACATTGGCTCAAAAAGCACTTTTTCGACCGCATCGATCCCGACGCGACGGTGCTCAAGACCACTTATCTCGACAACCGGTTCATCGACGCCGATTACGTGCGCCGGTTGGAGAAGCTCAAAGAGACGAATCCCAGCTACTATCGCGTCTACGCGCTGGGCGAATGGGGCGTGCTCAAAGGGGTCATCTACCCCGATTACGAAGTGGTGGACAAACTGCCCGAACACTTCGAGATCGAGGCGCTTGGGCTGGATTTCGGCTACAACCATCCGCAGGCGCTGGCGCACGTGCGCATCGACGGGCGAGACGTGTACATCGACGAGGTCTACTACGAGCGCGAAAAAGAAAACGGCGCGATGATCGGGTGGGTGGAGGCCAACCGTCCCGAACTCAAGCGGATCAAGTGCTGGGCCGACGCGGCCAGACCCGATCTGATCGAAGAGTGCCGAAAGGCGGGTTGGTATATCGACAAGGCCAAAAAGGACGTTTTCGCGGGGATCAACACCGTCAAAAAGATGCGACTGCATATTACGGCCAAAAGCAAGAACATCCTCAAAGAGATCAAGACCTACTGCTGGAAGACCGACAAGGAGGGCAACGCGCTGGACGAACCGGTAAAGATCGGAGACGACGCGATGGACGCCGTGCGCTACGCCGTTTTTTCCGAAGTGGGCGGACCGGAGCGCGGGGCGAAGTCGATGAAGGTGGCGCTGATATGATCGACGGCGACATCAAGATGCTGCTGTCGTTTTTTCCGCCCGAAACGGTGGCCGACATGGCCAGGAAACTCAAAGGGGTGCGCATCTATTTTCCCGCCACGCGGACCGAACACCACGACATGCGCCAGATGTACGAGGCGATGATCCAAAGCGGGTGCGACCGGAGCGACGCGCTTAAACGGGTGGCCGAGGCCTTTGGCAAATCCGAATCGTGGGCGCGCAAAGTGGTGCAAAAGCAAGGGGGGCTGTTTGACGAGGATTGAAGAGGAGGCGAGACGGCTGTACGAGCGGGTGATGGAGAAGTTTTTCTCCCAACCGACCTGGAGCGAGAAGAGCCTGGAAGAGATGCTGGCCGAAGAGCTGGCGCGTTACGACGGGCGCATCCGTCCCTACATCGAGGAGGCGATCTATTCGCTGCTGGAGGGCAGTTTCAAAACGCCCGCCGATTTTCCCGATCCCGTGCCCACGCCTGTGGAGCTTTCGGCGATGCTGTACGCCAACAGCAAGAAGGTGCAGCGCGACGTGACGGCGCTTTTGATGCAGTCGATCAGAGCCAAAGAGACGGCGCGAGACATCGCTATGAAGCTGTATGAAGGCTACGACTTCAACGACCGAGAAGTGCTGGATGCGGTCAAAAAGCTGCCGCTCTATCTCAAAAAAGAGCTGCAAAAGCCCAAGGTCCGACTGGCGGTCAAAAAACAGGTGGCCAAACTCAAAACCAAACCGCTGCGCGCCGCCTACGCCCAACTGGTCAAGGCGATCGAGAAGCAAAACCAAACTGCGCTGGAAAAAGCGATGAAGGTGGCGCTGGAAGAGAAGAGCCGCTACTTCGCCACCCGAATCGCCCAGACCGAAACCCAGCGCGCCGCCAACCTCTCCAGAGCCAAACGCTACCTCGAAGACGACCGTGTCACGCTGGTGCAGTACTACATGAGCAGCCGCCATCCCAAGGTGGACATCTGCGACTATCACGCCAGGCTGGACGTGGGATACGGCCCCGGGATCGTGCCCAAAGAGCAGATGGTGACGTTGCCTTTGCACCCGCACTGCATGTGCCGCTACCGTCAATACGTCGGCAAAGTCAAAAAGCGCACCGTCCGCGACCCCGAAGCGCACACGATGGCGAAATTCAGCGACTGGGAGCAGAAGGAGATATTGGGCAGCTGGGAAGCGTGGGAGCGGTGGAAAAGCGGCACGCCCGCGGTGGAGCTTTGGAACATGGCGAGGCCTAAGTATCCGGTGCAGCCGGTAAAAAACGTGCTGTATAATGGCGGGATGGAAAAATATAGAGACAGGATTGTTTGGAAGTTTGACAACTTTCCCACAAAGAGTAAAAAAGATGCGCTCAAACATTTTAAAACGCTGTGGCGCGACGAAGAGTCGTTCGACAGGCATCTTGAAAAGCGCATGAAAGAAGGTACGGTCGAAGATGCGTTTGACTATCTTGCCAAAACGGTCGAATGTTTGAGCGATGCCAAAACGATGACCGTCGCCAAGCATGAAAACAGCTGGGACAGGATTCATTGCGCGTCATCGAAAGGGTGGTTTGTCGTGTTCAACGAGTATGGTACAATAATGACAAGTCACAAAAAGGATGAAACGAAAAAACCGTTTGAACAAAAGCATCGCGCGCTGGGTGCTGAAATAGAGAAAGGAGAGGTCGATGAAGAGTTTAGAGAATTTTTTGAGCGCTTACAGAATGAACTTGGAATATTTTGACCTGGATCGTTTTGCCGAAGATATTATGGATATTCCCCATCAAATCGAAACCATCGAAAAGATGTACGACAAGATGAGCGAAGAAGAGAAAAACGAATTTCTTCGGCTCAACAAAAGGCTTTCCGACATCCTTGAGAAGGTCGAACCGAAAAACGAAATACAAGTCAGGATTTTGAAAATTTTGAGAGATACGGTTGAAAAAGAGATGGCGGCCGGCAAGATCGCGGCATAGGATTAAATAAGCGGACGGGGGGCCAGTCACCTCCCCATTCCGACGGCTTGCGCCCTCGTCGTCGGCAAGACTGGCAGCCTCGTTACAAGGCTTTTCCGAACTGTCGCCCGCTTACGATCATTATACCACAATCACTCCGCCTCTTTCAACCCGTCTTCGATCTCCGCCTGAATTTTCTGCATATCTTCCACATCCACGCCGTGCAGGTCGTTGGAGACGATCTGCTGCAGTTTGAGCCGTTCGTAGGTGGGGATGCTGTAGCCCAGCTGCTTGACGCTTTCGAGCACCGCGATCTCCTTTTCCACGTCGACGATGTTGAAGGTTTTGGGATAACTGACCGTCACGTCGTTTCGGACGCCCAGATACCGGCACGCCACGTCGAAAAGCCGCGCTTCGAAATCCTCCAGCCGCATGGCGAAGTTGGAGAGGCTGCCGTTTAGTCCCTGGAACTTGATGTCCAGCGCGATGCCGCTCTCTTGCGCTTTGTTGGTCGTCACGTCGTAGGCGATGCGGTCGATGAGCGCTTCGACGGCGGCGATCTCTTCTTGGTAGGTGGAAGCCGGTCCCGCGTCGGGGGCGATGAAGGACGGGGCTTTCATATCCTTGCCGTAGACGATGGCGTTGTCTGTGGCCAGTTTGAGCGTCACGTCGCTCGGGTTGTCGGCGTTGAGGGTGAGGATGGAGAAGGTCTGGCTGCGCAGTATCTCGTCCAGTTCGCTGCGCAGGTTGTAGTGGCGTTTGGCCAGGTCGGCGATCTGGGTGAACTCCCCGACGGCTGGAAATTCGCCCGTTTCGCTGAAAATCAGCACCGGGCAGACGCCCAGATTGTGTTTGCCGCTTTCGACGATATCGCCTTCTTGGATCACCTGCCAGCCCGTGCGGTCGTAACGGCGTGTGATCTCGACGATCTTCTTTTCGCCCGGGGCGGAGAGGTCCAGCGTGTCCGAAAAGGCGACATACTCGAAATCGCCCTCTTCGTCGATTTTGTATTCCGTCAGATTTTCGGGCGCGATCGAGACGAAGTAGGGCACGGCTCGCGTTTGCATCTGCTCTTTGAGGGTTTCGGGGGTCTTTTTGGGCATGTCCGCCAGCACCAGCCCCGCGCCCCGGACTTTCGCCTCTTTGGCGAAGTTGCTCATAAAGACGTCGATGCTGTTGCCTCTGCGGTCGGCGTCGTCGAAGATGCGGCGGATCATCGGATTGTTTGACGCGCGAACGGGCTGACGCTTGAAAAGGTATCCGACGTAGCGCGAGACTTTGGCGGCGAAGAGGTTGGCGTAGACGGCGATCTTCTTTCTGGCTTCGTACTTTTCGTCGCTCTCTCTTGGGTATCGGTCGATGTAGCCGCCGTCGAAAAATCCCCCGTCGGCGGTGTAGGCTTCGTAGGCGAAGCGCCATTTGTCAACGTAGTTCATCGAGGCTCTCCTGCAGATGTTTGTCGAGGTCGTTCAAGACCTTGCGGGCCGCGTCGTAGAGAAACGGGTCGCCTTTGTAGCCCGGGTGCCGGACGCTTTTGGCGAAGGCGAAAAGGGCATTGGAGCTTGTCGGCTTCATGGGGGAGAATCCGGTCGGCGCGGCTGAAAAAAACAGCGTACCGGGTTTGACCCACCGCAGCGCCTTTTTGTTTTTTGGGTGGATGAAGTGGGGGCGTGTTTTGAAATGCACGAAAAGCGCGTAGTTGACCATCCGCCCCCGCCACGGCACCAGCATCCCTTTGTCGCCCACGAAGACTTTGCCCGTTTCGCCCTTGGTGCTGAAGTCGACATTGTCCTCCATCCGTCCGGTTCTGCGGTGTTTTTTCGCCCGGCGGTGCGCGTCGTCGAAGACGGCTTTGGTGACATTTTCCACCAGTTTTTTGCGTAACGGACGATCAAGGGAAAAGAGCAGCTTTCGCGTCGCTTCGAACCCCCGTTTTTCGATCTCGATCTTCATCGTTTCAATCCTTCGACGCGAAAGTGGCTCACGGCGGCTTTGAGGTTGGCCAGGGCGTCGGCGTCGGTGTCGGTGCGCACGAATTTGCAGACCCCGCAGCGATCAAGCCCGATCTTGTAAACCAGGCGCGTTTTGATCTCATCTTCGAGTTCGTAGAGTTTTTCGTAAAGCGTTTCCAGATCGGCGTTTTTGACGTCGAAGCCGAAAAAGACGGAGAAGTCGAAACTCTCCTGTCCGAATCCTTCGTTTTCGTTGCTGACCGCCACGATCCGCACGAAGGGGCAGTCTTTGGCGCCGATGCCCTTTTCCAGCCCGATCCCAAGCGTCTTGACGCCGGGGAGCCCCTCCAGCGCGGCTTTGATCTCCTGCAAAATCTCCCAATACATCCCTACCCCCTTGCCAGCGGCACAACGCCGAGATTGGACGGGCTGCTGTTGACGGCCAGGCGGTAGAGGCGGTCGAACTCTTTGTTGTAGGCGGCGTATTTGTCGCCCATCCCGTCGTTTTCCAGCTGCCGCATCGCCAGCGTCGCGTAGACGCGGGCCTTGACCATCTCTTCGACGTAGAGCGGATCGGCGATGTTCAGCTTTTGCACCTCTTCGATCGCTTTGGCTTCGGCGGCGCCCAGCTCTTCTAGCGAGACCGAATCGACGATGAAGGTGTCGTCGTAGGTGTAGGTCGCCACGGTTTCTCCTTTTTTTGATCCAGTATCGCCCCTCTTTTTGGCGGGTTTTTCCAAAATCCGACCGCACGGCCCTTCATAATGGCTCAAAACAACGGGAGGTTGAAATGTTTGCGAAGATCAAGGCGCTGCTTGAGGCGGGCAAGATCGATCAGGAGACGGCGGAGGCGCTGGATGCCGAAGTGAGCGCGGAGCTGAAAAAACTGCGCGACGAAGCGGCCCAGTGGCGCACCAAATACAAAGAGACCCACGCGCAACTCGAGGAGCTCTCCCAAAGCAAGGGTGAGATCGAGAAACAGTTGGAAAATCTCGACGAGCGGATCGCCAAAGCCAAAGAGGAGGGCAAAAGCGAATTGGCGGCGCAGCTTGAAAAAGAGCGCGAAGAGAAAGAGACGCTGGCCAGGCGGCTGGGAGAGCTGGAGGCCGCTGCGAAGAATCTTCGCATCGAAAACGAGCTGTCGAGGGCCTTGAGCCGATTCGACTACGAGCCGGTGGACGCGGAGGTGGTGAGCGAGTATCTCAAAAGCCGCCACGTGGACATCGACGGCGACAAGGTGCTCTTCAAAGACGGCGAGGCGACATTGCCGCTGGAGGAGGGGCTCAAAAGACTGGTGCAGGAG